ATCCATGGTTTGCACCAGCTGGTGTACGTCGTGGCGGTGTAACTAATGCTAGTTCAGTTGGTTACGTAGATCCAGCAACTGGAGAATTTGTAACTGTAGCATTGAACACAGGACAACGCGATACATTAGCCGCAGTACATGTAAACCCAATTACATATATTGCAGGTACAGGTTTGGTTGTTTACGGACAAAAAACACGTCAATTAGTGGCAAGTTCATTAGACAGAATCAACGTAGCACGTTTAGTTGTGTACTTACGTTATCAGTTGAATCAATTGGCTAAACCATTTATTTTCGAACCAAACGATACAATTACACGTAATGAAATTAAACAACAAGTTGAAAAACTAATGTTAGAGTTAACAGCAGAACGTGCATTGTACGACTATATTGTAGTTTGTGACACCAGTAACAATACTCCAAGTAGAATTGACCAAAACGAACTTTATGTTGATATAGCTATCGAACCAGTTAAGGCAGTTGAATTCATTTATATTCCACTACGCTTAGAAAACACCGGTGCTATTAAGGCATTAGGTTTAAAATAATTAGGAGAACATAATGGCAATCGGAGCCTTAAATAATTTTACAGTACCATTAGCATCTGACCAAAGCGCAAGCAGTCAGGGTATGCTAATGCCCAAGTTACAGTACAGATTTCGTGTCACACTTGAAAACTTTGGCGTAAGTACTCCAAGAACAGAATTGACTAAGCAGGTGTCAGATGCTTTCCGTCCTACAGTTGAATTTGAAGACCAGACAATTATGGTCTACAACTCAACAATTCACTATGCAGGTCGTCCTAAGTGGTCATCAGGTAGTTTGAAATTGCGTGATGATGCAACTGGCAATGTTACTAGACTTGTTGGTGAGCAAATGCAGAAGCAATTCGACTTCTTCGAGCAAAGTTCAACTTCAGCTGGTGATTACAAATTTACTATGCGTATTGAAATGTTAGACGGTGGTAACGGTACAAATGTTGCTAACGTTTTAGAAACATGGGAAGTATACGGTTGTTTCATTCAGAAAGTTAACTATGGTACACTAGCTTATAAAGAGCAAGCACCTATACTAATTGAATTAACAATCCAAATGGATAACGCTGTACAAACTACAGGTGGAGCATTCGGGGCGGCTACTTCAGTACAAACTAATAAGAGTACTAGTGTAATCGGTTCATAATAAAAGGCCTACGCAAGTAGGCTTTTTTACGGCTATTCATAATATACGCAGTTTATTTGTTCGATAAATAATGTATGAGCTTCACATCTAATAATAATCTACATTCTGATCCCAATATAATTTTAAGGGATTGGCAACATGCGGCCCGATTATTTTCGGATCAACAGTTTAGACTGGCTCCTAAATTAGATTTTCAGTATCATGTAGCTTTTAATATAAATCAAGCCGCATTAAAAAATGCTAACATTGTTACACGATATGGTAATGAAATTAATATGTTGGCAAAAAGTGTAGCATTGCCAAAGTTTGAAATAAGCGTAGATCCTGTTAATCAATACAACAGAAAAAAACAAATACAGTATTATCACAAACCTGGCGATTTGCAAATATCATTTTACGATGATAACATGGGGTTGATTAATCAATTGTGGCAAAACTATTATAGTTACTACTTTGCAGACAGCACTAGTGCAAAGACTACTGGTGCTTATAATAGAAATGCAACACAAAGTAGCAACTATATTACAACTCCATTTGGCTTAGACAACTCAAGCACAAATCCTTTCTTTAACTATATCACTATCTATCAAATGGCCCGACACGAGTATGTAAGTGTTAAATTAATTAATCCTATTATTAAAAGTTGGGATGGAAATAAACTAGACTGGGCATCGACTAAGACGCACGATTTTCAAATGACAGTAGCATATGAAGCTGTAACTTACGGAACAGGGCAAGTAAAATCAGGAGATCCAGAAGGATTTCAATTAGTACATTATGATAACAATCCAAGTCCGTTAACTGGCGTTAATCCAGATCCTACAGTTATTGATCCAAGTTTTGTACAAGCGTTAGATATAGAATCTGTATCAGCTAGTATTCTTAACAACACAATTAATACTATCAACACATACCAAAATACACAAAGTTCTAGTAGTCCAGTAATAACTAACACTATAGCAACTACTAGTCAGCCGCAAATAATTGGCGGAACACAGGGTGTGTTATTTCCAACGGCAACTAGTTCAACAAATGTTACAGTTGCAAGCCCAGTTAAATTAGGAATATAACATGAGTATTAATTTACCAGTCACTCAAACTACAACTACGGATGTAAGAGCATTCTTCGACAACTACTATACCAAGCCAGTAAGTTTTGCGGCCGGCGAAATAGATGCCACTATTGGATTCTTTTTAAAACGAGGTTTTGATACTAGCAGTGCAAGAAGCACGGCAATTATTTTGTTGAATCAAGCTAGAAGCGAGGGTGTAAGTGTTTTTAAATTATTAGATACTTTAAAAAATTTAACAGATGTACAGCTTAGTCAAATTATTGCTCAAGTATTAAACAGCAATAGAGAAAAAACTAGTTTGCTCGGTTATAGAATTCAGAATGTAACTGACACTTACGAAAGTCGAAATATTTTAGTGTAATATATGGCTAAGTTTGCTCGCGGTAAGTTCGCAATGAAACGCCCAGACAAATATGTAGGAACTAAGAGTCCTACATATCGTAGTAGTTGGGAATGGAGTTTTATGAATTTCTGCGACAATAATGACCATGTGCTAAAATGGGCAAGTGAAGCAATACAAATCCCGTACAGAGATCCACTAACTAATAGACAAACAGTCTATGTACCAGATTTTTTTATTCAGTACGTAGATGCTAATAACAAAATTTTAACAGAACTTGTTGAGATTAAACCTGCTAGCCAAACTATTTTGGAACGTGTAGGCAAGAACAAATACAATCAAGCACAGTTTGTAAAGAATCAAGCCAAATGGGCCGCTGCCACTTTATGGTGTAGACAGCAAGGTATAAAATTTCGTATTTTAAATGAAAATGATATCTTTAGCAGAGTCTAAAGCATAAGTAATGTTATGACTAAACGATTAGAAGAAGTATTAAATCTCCCCGAAAGCAAAAAAATTGTTAAAGAGGAAGAAAAGCGAGCTAAAAAAGCAGAAATAGCACAACCCTTTATTCGCGACATTAGCGAGTATGATAAAATATCTGCGGCTCTTCCACAAGTAAAAGGTCTAGGTGATTTAGGCGATAGCGAGCTAGATGAGCTGGCAAAAAAAGCTACCGAAGCTTATGAAGATATTATGGACTTGGGCATGAATGTTGAAGCACGTTACAGCGGAAGACTGTTTGAAGTAGCCGCTAGTATGCTGAGTAATGCTATCACAGCTAAAACTGCTAAGTTAGATAAAAAGCTAAAAATGATTGATTTGCAGATCAAAAAACAAAAGTTAGACCAAGAAGCCAATAGCGCAGATGACGGTGTAACTATTCAAGGTGATGGAGTTATCATCACTGATCGTAATAGTTTGCTTGAAAAATTAAAGAATATGAAATAAATACAGTACTGGGATCAAACTATGAAATCATTTAAAGAATACTTAACAGAAAGCAAAAAAGTCTACGAGTTTAAAGTAAAAATTGCTGGAGATCATCCATCGGATGCTACTTCACAAATTAAATCTGCTCTAGCAGAATTCCACGTAGGAACTGTAAGCTCAGGACGTTCAACTCCAATCCAAGAAAGACAGTCAGAATTTCCTGAACATAAAAATACACAAATGACTGTGTATGATGTTACTACAAATTACCCAGCTACTAGTTTACAAATTCGAGACCGTGTTGCTAGCGGTTTAGGTATTTCTCATAATCATGTCAAAGTTAAAAACCTAGCAGAAGAATTAGAACATGAAATAAATCATGAACACGATGAGCGTACAGGTAAGGCACTTGTTGGTACAATGCAAGAACCTAGCGATCACAGTCATTTAGTCAGTGAGAAACACAAGTTTGATTTATTAAAAGAATTAAACAAGAATAAAAAAACATTAACACAATATAAAGGTGTCAATGATGAAATTTTAGCCAGCAGCCAACCAGGAATGGCTGAGGAATATAAAAAATCTGTAGCAATACAACCTGGTACAAAGAGTGCCATGGGTACTACACAGAATAAAATTCCAAATCCATTTAAGGGGATCACAAAATGAATTTACAAGACTTAATGTCAAAATTAAAAAGCATCGATGAAGGCGCGATGCCTCCAATGGCTCCTACTAAAGATGACGAGCCTAACACAGCAGAATGTGGTCCAATGCCTGGTGCAATTATTCAAGCTGGTCCTCAGGCACAACCAGACAATGTAACGATGAATGTAACTATGAACGGTACTGGTGCTGGTGGTATTAGCGACCTAATGAAAATTTTACGTGATATTGAAAACGGAGAAAACAAAGATCCTCATCAACATGACGTAAGCAAACTATTCGGCGAGCCACACGCAGTTGACCACGAAGAACCAATCATGGGAGATATCGTTAATCACATGGCTGGTATGGAAGGACAAAGCGATGCAAGTCCTTTGACACATGAATATCAAGTTGGCGAAACTATAGACGATGAAGAAGAATCATGGGGAAATAGTGCTCCAGGTAGTTCAGGCCATCACACGCATGATGTAGAAGCTGTAACATTCAGCGGCGATGACATGAACAGCAAAGGCAAATCTAGCCCGTTAAATCGTGTTCCAGGTAGCAATACATTACGTGAACCAACTAATGTCAGCGAAGAACTTGTAAGTCGTTTGAGCCAAATGTACCAAGCAATTAAAGAAGAGCGTACAGAAGAAAAAGACGAGCACGGCAATGTTACTAAATGGAAAGAAGAAACTCCATGGCGTAAGGCACAAAATAAAGATGGCCGCGGCAAAGTAACTAACATGAGCGATAAAGCTCGCCGTGAAAGTGAAAAAATGTCTAAGAAAGATGTAAAAGAAAATGCTCATCACGATGACGACGAAGAGAAAAAAATTCGACACCTAATGCGAAAATACGGTTGGAGCCATCAAGAAGCGTTAGAGTATTATCACTATGAAGAACATGATCCTAAAGATTATGAAGACATGGAAGAATCTGCTAAATGGCGTGATCCTAAGTACAAAGGCCAATTGTTTACTCAAAAGAAAGGTGATAGTGACGATTACGATAGCATAGATTATGGATACGGTATAAAAGAAAGACCTAAAAAAGATCCTGGACAAAAACGCTCTACATTTGACAGAGATACAGTTTGGACTGATCCATTGGATACTAGAAGTAATTTACCTAAACATCACAACGATCCCGAAAACTGGGGATACGGTAGTATCTCTAGCAAAGGCAGCTCAAAAGGAAAACTCACAGCTGATAGAAGAAATCGTATGAAAAATGATATTCAATCAAGTTTAGGTCAGCATCATACTCCAAACTTGCCAGAGCAAGTGAATGAAAGTGCAGAACTAAATGCTATGCTAGCATTAAACAAAAGATTAAACGGTTAAGTTTCGTCGCAGTTAGCACCCTGTCCAAGGTGCCAAATAGACCCTCCGGGGTCTATTTTTTTGATTAAATAATGTATGGCTAAATCACTAGATGGCGTCTTAACCAAAAAAGCGCACACCAAGGAAAAATTCACAGAAGAACAAGTTCAGCACTTGTTATTGTGTGCCGACCCCACTGAGGGCTATTTGCATTTTGCAAAAAACTTTTTTCATATTCAGCATCCCGTTAAAGGTAAAGTTAAATTCGAACCGTTTGATTATCAGATAAGATTATTACA